GCCGTCTTCATCATGCCCCCTTCGGTATCTCCGCATCCGGAAACGCGCCAAGCACCTCGGTCGCAGACAGCGTGGCGAGCTTGCCGTTTGGCATCTCCACCCACGCCGTCACCCCGCCAGCCCCAGCACCCCACCGCATGAACGTCACCTCGGTCTTGTCAGCCCTGAGAATCTTCATCCCTCGCAGTATCTCGCGCTTCTTCATTCCAGCTCCTTTCTCGCCACGCCTGCGCAAGCCCAGCGATCCGGCTGGCCTATCGGTAGCTCGGCCATTGGCACTCAATCATTCCTCCTGACTCATTCATCCGCGACGTGATCGAGACCCGAAGCGACTTGGCGAACTCATCTGCCGTCTGGTTCGAGATCAGGATCGTGTCCTTCATCCCGTCGTAGCGCTTGTCCACGATGTGCGTGAGCATCATGTCCTCGAAGGCGGTCTCGCCCCTGACGTGGGCTTCATCAACAATCAGGAGGTCCGGCTTGCACCACGAGCTGATGATCGACTCCTCGTCCCCGCCGTCGCGGAAGGCCCCGCGAAGCGAGATGAAGATCTCGACCGCCTTGGTGTACCTGACCGGCTTCTTGCCGAGCAGGCCACGGGCAATCTCGACGACCATCTGGGTCTTGCCCGTGCCCCGCCCGCCGCACAGACCGACCACCACGCCGCCGCCAAGCATCGCTCGCATGCGAGTCAGGGTCTTCACCCACTCGTCCCCGCGCAGGTCGCGCTTCTCGATGTGCCGCATTGGCAGCCTAGCCTCGCGCAACCCGTACAGGTAGTCATTGGTAGATACGTCAGACCTTGATGATCTTGGGCTTGATGTTTTCGGGGTACTCCCGAGCGCTTTCGTCAGCCCTTCGCTGATCTGCCGAGATTCGTCCATGTCTTGCCCCATGATTCGGTTCGTTCACCTTCCACTTGCGCATGTCTGCCTTGAGGGCCTCAAGTGTCCTGGCCACCGGGAGCCCCGCCCCGTCTACCCAGCCACGAGCCGTCCTGGCGTCGAAGTAGGTTCTGGCCATGGATTCTGGCATCCCGACGTGTGGGTCTTCTGCCGTTGCCTTTGCCTGATCCCAACTCCACGCCAGCCACCCTTCCCCCTGCACCCCCATCTCAAGAGAAGAACCAGAATCAGACACAGAGGCAGAAGCAGAGGCAGGGTTAGCTTTACATAAACTCCTGTTAACCTTTTTGTTTACAGGACCATCGGAAGCCCTGTATTCACGCATGTATTGCCTCATGTAGCGGCGTCGATCCTCCTCGCTTTTCATCCCTCGATAGCGGGAGTGAGTCACGACGAGATAGTCATGCCCTCCTTGATGAAGCAACCTCCTCCCCTCGTGGTCGGGACACCTTGACTTGGGGTCTGGCGACGAGAGTAATTCGATGGTCTTCTCAATGCCGCTGACGGGCTCTCCAAGGATCGCGGAGAGAAGCGTCGGATTCAGGCTGACTATGTGCGACTCGGGGTCGGCCTTCGCCACGCAGTAACCCCACACCGCAAACGTCAAGGCCCCGGCCCCAACCATGGAGCCCTCATAGACTGTTGAGAACCACTTGCCGTACATCACGACCCCCTATCGGGTGGGTCGGCGTGAGTAGGCTTCCTGATGACGTTGTGCTTCATCGCTTGTCCCTTCGTTTGCCGCCTTCAAATCGCTCCGCAGCCACGCCAGCTTGCTCTTGACCGCTTCCCGAAAGATGACCGGACATCCGGCCTCTTCAAGTTCGGAGAGCAAGCGTGCCATGTGGCGGTTGACGATCTGATCTGAGTCTAACTGTCCAGTCGGTTCGTTCATGTGTCACCATCCAATCACGCTCTCGAATGGTCGTCAAGCACACTCTCCATTCTGCACTCGAAAGAGGACGACCGCCAACCGGAGTGCAACGGCTGTCCGGTGAGAGCTACTCACCGTAAGGCGGCGTCCAGAAGAGACCAGCCTATGCCAGTCTCGTCATCGTGTCGACCCCACGCATGCGTGGGCGGGTTTGCGGTCCCCGCCCGCGTCGGGATTTCAACTTCGGTCTATCAGCTCAACAAACGCCGCGCCCCAGCTGGAAGCGGCTTGCCGCTCGTCTCGCCGAGGAACTTGATCTCCGGCATCTCGCCACGCATGAGAGCGTACTCAAGCTCCGCCCGCACGGTGTTGATCGTCTTGCCTGCGATGTTCGCCAACTCCGCGCACTGGTTGATCCGGCGCGGGTCGGTCTTCAACTGCTCGAACGCATCCAACAACTGATCCCGCAACTCCGCCATGTTCTTTGGTTTTGCCATATCTATGCTCCCTTCGTCGCTCGTAGTAGTTGTAACTGAGCCCGCTTTAGGGCGACAAGATCCGCGCCGCACGCATCAATCAGATCGCCGCTCCAGCCGCCCCTCTTCAGCACGCACCGCACATAACAATCGCGCAGCTCGGCGATCATCCTGCGCCTAGTCTCCTTAATGCAATCTGGATTCCTTTTGTTCCACGCTAATGCGGTCTTGCGCCTTTTGGTTCTGTTCTTCGCCGCCCAACTGGCAGCCTTGTCGATGTAGTGCTTGCGCCTGCGGAGGTAGCACTCCTTTTTCTTGGCGCTCATCTCCTCTTTGTGGGTTGCCCTGTAGAGCTTTAGCTTTCTCAGAACCTCATCTCGGTTGGCGTGGTGATAGGCGCGATGGTATTGCGCTTTGCACTCGAAGCACTTGGCTCCATGCCTGCGCCCATTAAAGTGCGGAAAGCTCGACGCCGGTAGCGACTTCTGGCATCCGGTGCAGAGTATCGCATCAACGCGCCCAGCAGACTCAGCCATCACCAAACCCTTCCTCCTGTTCGGTTGGCCCCCAGTCATCATCATCGTTCACGCAGGACGCGCAGTAGTACTTCGGAAGCCCGTCCGGAGACGAGTGAAGCGGGCCAATGACCTTCGCTGGCTCGCCGGTGAACAGATCTCCGCACTCCTCGCACTCCCACGCATCATCCAGACTGTCGCCGACGCGATGCGGCTTGCTCATGCCAGCCCCTCGATCATGCGGCTCAACTTGAGCGCCACGGTGAACGCCTCGTAGCCAGCATCGAGGCGGGCCTGATCGAAGTCCTCGACCCGCACCACCTTCAGCGGGTTCTGGAGGATATAAACGACGCGCGCCCGCTTCCAGCCGAAGCGCCGTCCGTAGGCCCCCATCTGGAGGATCTCGCTCGTGCGGGTCTCGCGGTCCTCCTTGCTTACCGTCTTCCAGTCCATCCCTGCATCGCCCGCCGTCAGGTCGCACGTCCCGCCATACCCGAGCGAGGCGTCGGCGAACTGCACCTCCGTCTGGAACTCGCCGATCCCGAACCGCTGCACCTCGAAGGCGCAGATGTCGTGGAAGCGGACCTGATCCTCGGTCGGGGTCTTCTCCTCTCCGGTCCTGATCCGGTGGAACAGGTCGTGCAGTTCGGAGCCAGCCTCCTTTGGTGCGTCCATCGCCGTCCTTGCCGCCTTCTCAAGCTGCTCCGGCGTGGGGTATGTCGGGTAGTCTCCACCCGGAACCAGAAGGCGATACGCCTCAACCGTCATGTCCCGGCCCCACTTGGCCCCGTTGCTGAACGCGGAGAAGCCATCGGAAACCTTGGCCACCTCCGTCACCGACGGAACGAGGAGAATCAGACCTTCCTTCTCCAGCGCCTCGGCCAGCTTCCAGTCTGCTCTCTGTTTGATTGTGCCATTCTTGTTTCGCATCCGCTCGGACCAGACCTTGTGGTTCATGTCAAAGCGTGTGTTTGTCAGGCAGTCATACCATCTCATCGTTCAGCCCTCCTCCGCCGCTCCAAACGCGGCCTCGTATGCGTCTGGCGTACTGTGCGCTTCCATCCACTCCCGCGCCTCCGCTTCCGTCAGCAGCGTCAGTAGCTCGCCGCCGCCGTACGAGTTGCCGCCATCGTAGGACTTGGCGTATCCAGTCATGGCTCCTCCTTCTCCGGCGAGAAAGTACGCGCCCTTCTTCGTTCGGTAGAGGCCCTCTTCATACCAGTGGAAGTCGGATCGCCCGACGTGGGACGAGTCGTCACCTAGAAGTTCAGCAGTCTCCGTATTGTAAACACGACCACCAATGATCTTTTTCATCAGCACTCCTTCTGTTGCGGCTCGATCTCGACAATGCAATGGTCTTTGTCCGGCGTCACCAGCGCGAGTCGCTCGCCGCCGTGCCAGCTCCGCAACTGCTGAAGCAGTTGGGCGAGCGCTTGCAGCGCGTGGTCGTTGCGTCCTTCGATCCTGATCTTGGTCATATCTCGTACTCCATGGAGCCGAATCCAGCCTGCGGTCCATCCTCGTCAGCCGGTAGCGTCCTCGCCTCTGGCTTGACATACCACGGCTCAACCAGTTTGTGAACCGCCACCGTAACGCGCGCGCCATCTTCGTTCGTGTAGGTGTGGCGCTGTGAGGAGTCGATGTTCCACCCGTCCTTGCGCAGCTCGGCGATGCGCTTGTGCAGGCAGAAGCAGCCGAGGTATTTCCCGGCATCCCTCACCGTGATCTCTCCTGCATCCCGCATAAATGCCAGCACCTTGCTGCACTGGCTCCGCCCGTCAAGCGTGTACTTCATGCCTTCCTCCTGAGTATCTCCCTGATCTCCAGCTTGCCCGTGCGCGGAGCGATCTCCTTGCGCTGCACGCGCTCCAGCACCGTCAGTATCTCGTCGGCCATGCAGGGCTGGTCGGCGATGCGACCAAGCCCCCACATGACCAGTCTCGTGTAAGCAGACATCAGCCTCCGGTATTTTGATTCTCGCCATCCGGCAATCGCGCTCGCTTCATGTGCTTCATCGCGAACAGCATGCTCTCGTTCATGTCGGAAGCCTCTTCCGCCGCCTTCGCATAGGCTTCTTCCTTCCCGTACTGTTCGCCCGTGTAGAATCCCTGCGTGAAGCAGAACAGGTGCTCGTCAGTTAGTACGGCAACCGTCGGGACCACGCAGAACAACTCCGACGCCCCCTCGTCGTTTTCCTTGTAGACCTCCGAGAACCCACTCGGCCTCGCGACTGTGAACCAATCGCCGCATTTGCTCATCACTTCCTCTTTTCGATTGCGTGCGCCGCTGCCTTGTCATTGAGCGAGAAGCGGGCGCACCCCGCCTCGTCGCTCCAGTTGCAGACCCTCCGCGTGCATCCGCTGCATGGCGGGCACGGCTCGGGATCGTGCGGAGCGTCGAGGCTACCGGCACAGTAGCCGGAAGTCCTCGGTGCTTTGCACGTCCCGCAGTATGCGTTTAGCTTTGCCATCATCCCTCCTTGCGGTCTTGGTGGATCGCGCCGAGTTGCTGGGCCACCCCGTCCAGCACGTCGTCGTCCAGCCGGTCCAGCCAGTCGGCCAGCGACTTCGTGATACGCGACCGCGCCGCCTCGCGTCGGCTCGCACCGACATTGGCGAGGTCGATCAACTTCTGAATGTTCTGGGCCTCGTTCAGGCCAATCCCCTTGGCCAGCAGCAGGCACGCCCCGTCCGCATCACAGATCGCCAGCGTACCGCTGGCATTGTACTCGATGTAGAATGGTCCTCTCATCAATCCCCCTCAAACGGGTTGTAGACCCGTCCATCCTTGATCGCCACGATCCCATCGCCATCGCACGTCATGCAGGTGTCGTAGTCCCGCATGCCGTACCGATCCCACGACAGACCGACACGCCCAACGCCATCACAGTCATCGCACACGACGATGTCCGCACCGGCATTGAGATCGACGATGCGCTGCCACGCATGCGTGGCCTCCTCGCCAGCCTCGCACTCGTAGTGTTCAAGCCTGTCGATAGCAGCCTCAGGCAACTCGTCCAGCGTCAGCATGGCCACTCCTTTCTGGCGCGCTTGCGCCTCGCCATCGCCTCGCCCACATCGAACACACGCCCGATGATGTGCGCCCACAGCAGCAGGAACACACCGACCACAATCCCCTTTTCGCAGAACGCGATCATTCCCCCTCCGTTCTGAATCGGACGTGGTTGTTGTCAAGTCCTGCGGCCTTGCACAACTCCTCGAACCCGATTCCGGATGGCAGTACGGGCCGCCCGCCGCCAGCCTCGATGTTGTCTCGATCGACAACACCAACCAACACATGCGGCGGCGAGTATGTGTAAGCGACCCCGCCATGCACGACAACCAGAGCGATTGCTTTCACTTGCCCCTCCCAGCGACGACGATCGTGACGATCAGCAGCAGGAATCCAATGAACCCGATCATCTGATTGTCCTCGCGCTGCGCGGCTGTTCATCCACGATCTTGCGGAGCACGCCGCGCACCCCCGCCTCGATCCGATCCCACACCGCCGGTAGCGTCTCGCTCCCCTCGTTGGCGATGCGAGACAGCTTGCGGTTCTGCCGCTTGGCGTAGTCGAGCATGAACGCCCGACACGCCGACTCCACGTAGAGTCTGCTCAATTCGACACCCTCCCTTCCTCGTCGAACGTGACCTCGTTGCACCGAATCGACTCGTCGATCTGCTCGTCCGCCATCTGGTAGTCGTACTCCTCTTCCAGCCGCTTGTACATCCACCGCATGAAGTCACGCAGCGCATCCGCGATGGCGGAATCGACGGACTCCGGTGCCGGAATCTTGTAGCCGCGCGAGTCGTTGACGCAGACCTCGATGTTGGTGCAGTACTCATGGGAGTAATAGCCGCTGTGCTTGACGCGCGCCGAGCAGCGATAGAAGAACGTACGCGCGCACGACGAGAGCGTCAGTCCGATCTCCAGCAGCTCCTTGTCCTTCGGGGCGTGCTCCTTGAGCGCCTTGCGCCAACCCTTGCGGAAGGACCACGTTCCCTCGAAGCACGCGCCATCCCCCTGTGAACAGAACCCGCTGAAGTAGATGCGGGGCTGTCCGCGCACCGGCTCACCCTTCCAGTTCTTGCCTCCTCGGTAGTCGAACTCGATACCGAGGCACTCAGCGACCCGCTCGAAGTCGTCGTAGCAGGCGTCCCACCACTCGTATTCGAGGTGGTTCTCGCGCCACCTGTTGCGCGCACGTTCCTTCGCTTCGTCGCTCAGTTCATCGAACGTCCAGACCGTCTTCTCAATGGTGTGTGGCATGGAGGACTCCTTATAGCTCGATCGCGTAGCACCCGCCCTCACCGCGTTCAATAGCCTGCTTGCGCTCGACCGCCATCCTGATCGCGCGATCCTTGCCGAGCGTGGCCGGGATGAGTTGCCGCGCGCAGAACGTGACTGGATAATCCCGGTCATTGGTGCGCACGACATCCCACAGGATAAAGACACATCCATTGCCGGTCACGACCGACCCAATAGTCTCGCCAAACTCCGCTTGTGTGAGGCAGCTCCAGTCCTGCCACAGAGCATCCTCGATCACTCCTGTTGTCATCAGTGCTGTCAATATGTTCTTCATAACGAGTGTCCTCCTAGCACTCGACGAAATGACAGCCGGTCGGGCACATCCACAGCTCGTACCCTCCGTTGTCGCACGTCGCTTGCTCCTCTGCCCGCATCCAGACCCAGTCCGCCAGATGTTCCTTGCCGCACTTGGCGGCGATCTCCCGCGCCTCCTTGATGAACTTGTCGCGCCTGCCGTCCAGCAGCGGGTCGGTGCAGAGCACATCCGGCAACCCGTTCTCGGCTAGCCTCTGGTTTGGACAGGCGACCTTGCTTTTCGGGATGTCGGCCAGCAGCATCTCCGCACGCCCGCGCCATGTGCGCGAGACATGCTCGGGGTGCTGCATGATCTCTTCAATCAGCTCGACGGCCTCGTTGAGCGGGCACTCGTCAGGCTCCTGTGCCAGCTTGAGCGCATCCGCGACCTCCCTGCATTTCCACTCCGCGTAGCACTCGGCGAGGAAGGTGATTGACTTCCTGCCGAGGTTGCGCCTCGCCATCTGGTATGCCTCTTCGGTATGCGACCATGACCACGCCATGTCAGCCCTCCTTTCGCGGGTCTAGCGTCATCCCGCTTTGAGTTTGCGCGTTACCCCAACAAGAAGCCCTTTTCCGTCTTTCGGATCTTGGCTTCCGGGCGCGAGCGTCCGCACCCACACGGCGCGACCATGATCTACGCACTGCGAACAAACGGCCTCGACCGTATACGTATCCCCGCGCTTGCGAACGCGAGGCTTGATTGTCCCGTTACCGATTTGCACTTCAATAAGAGTTCTCATTATTTCTCCAGATACCGCGCTCAACGTTCAGCACCACGCGCCCATCGCGCATGAACCGCTCCCCCGAATCGTAGATTGCGTAGCTTCCATTCCAGATCGCGAAGTCTCCGGCTTTGAGATTGCGGCTGCGCAGGTAGAGCTGATCGTCGCTAACCAGATGCCCGTCCCGCCACATGCGCTTCTTGACGAGGTCGAAGCCGTGGCGGTTCAGGTACTTCTTGATGTGGTAGAGCAGTTGCGACTCCGCGCTGCCCCAGCTTCCGCCACGCATGCGTGGATCGCCCGGCGCTCTCTCGACAACGAGCGTGGTGCGCTCAAATCGTACGTTCATTCATCCCCTCCCGTGTCCGCACCCGATCTGGCCGCACTCCGGACAGTATTCGTCGTCGCGGATGTGATGAACATCCTCGGCGTCCACTTCAAAGACGCGATCATCCCCGATCATCGTCATAAAAGCCCTGCCGTCTTTGGTTTTGCGAGCCCGCCGCCACGCGATTCCGTTCCATCCGTCTATCTTGTAGGCCACGTCAGTCCTCCTCGATCAGCGTTCCGGCATCCTCGGCGATCTCGCAGCCGACCGTGTCGATCTCGTCCTTGTGTAGGTAGCACCACTCCATGATTGGGTGCGGGAACGGGTCTTCGTCGCCATCGGGATGTCCGCCCTCAAAGCGGCGCGCATACTCATAGCGATCTCCTGCGGCTGACATGAAGATAAGCAGGTTGTCCAACATGCCTTGCAGCGTGCCGTCGCCAACTCCAGACTTCAGGTCGCGCGCCTCGTGCTCGCAATTCGGCGTGTCGATGGCATAGAAGCAGCGCGCCCGCCCGTCGCCGGTCTCGCCGTCGAACCGGATGGACACGTATCCATCCGCGACGACCACTCCCGCCATGAGGCGGGGCGTGATAATGATTGGTGCGTGAAGTTTCATTTCCCCTCCACAAGTTGCTCGATCTCGCTCGTCGTGAGGATTCGCAATCCACGGAAGTCCTCTGGCAGCGGGTAGAGATCGGCATCAAACCTTCTCAACAACCATGACACGTCGCCAATCACCCCGAACCAGCAGCCTCCGGCGTGAGACAGAAGGCGATCGCCGCACTGGAATGTCCAATCTCGGCGGGCTTCCGTGTCGTAGGCTGGATCTCTGATCCCCGGCATCCATGACGTAGGAGCTTCATAGTCGATCCAGTCTCCGTGCCACGCCCCTCCGAACGTGATAAGATCATCTCCCCAAAGGTCGGCCCACGCACCTCCGTTGTGCCCGCAGTAATTGCAGATGTCGAATACGCATCGTGTGTATTTTCGTTTCATGCCTTCCTGAACGCCTCCAGCTTCTTGACCGCAACGGCGGCTTCCCTCTCCAGCTTGTTGACCTCGCCGCGCATGTCCATGATCTCCATCTCGAAGCGCTCGCGCACTTTCGCAACGGCCTCGCGGTACAACTCCGACTTGTGGGCCGCGATGTCGGCCACCAAGGATGGGACGATGTTCTCCACGATGAAGGTGCGTTCGCTCGCCGTCGGCGTCTCGAATCCCCGCACCCGCACGGTTTGGCTCGGCCAGTTGGTCGAGCGGTCGAGCACAATGCTCAACTCGCCGATGTCCTTACCCCTGTACTTGAACGATCCGGGCCGTCCCTCGTAGCCTGCATACTCGGTTCTGTCCTTGGGCTCGGTCCCTGCGAACCCCTCGACAAGCAGGTTCGCCGTGTACTCGGCCTTCAATCCTTTTGCGGGTTTATTGTAGGCGTCGAACAGGCCCTCGCCGTTGCGCCACTTGAACCAGCCCGAATGCCCCTCGATGTCGGGGTAGGGGTGATTCTGCCTGACATGGAAGGCAAGGGGTACGGTCTCCCCGGCCTTCGGGTGAATCTCCAGTCGCGTAATCATCCGATGTCCTCCTCGTCCTGCACAAAGAGCAGGCCGAATTGCGTTGTGTTGATGATACACCCACCCCGCGTGGGCCAGCCCCCATGCGCAGGGTTCTCCGGCAGGCAGAACAGGCCCCACAAGGCACTCGTGCTCGTGTAGGCGGTCTGCTGATAGCCGAGGCGCTTGGCGAGACCCTCGGCCCGCTCAATCGTCTCGTCGTCCATCTCGGTCTGCGTGATAGGTGGTCCGTTCTTCACCGCTTTCCTCCATTCCGCCCGCACTTACCGGCGATGTAGTCCGTCCAGCGCCCCGTCACAAAAGCGGGGTTGTCGCGCTGGATGGCTTTGGCCAGCGTTGCCAGGTGCCCCGCGTTGAATGCGGTCGCTCCGCCCTCGCGAATCGTTGCGTTGTGCTCGCGGATCGCGTCCGCCAGCAGGATGTAGTCTTTCTTCGTCATTCGTTCACTTCCTTGCGATAGTCACGGTATCCACGCACTTCCCGTGCGCTCCCGTGATTCCCCATGTTTTGCGTTTCTCTCCGCTCGCCTTGAACTCGGCGATGATCTCGTCCGCCTGCTCGCAAGCAATGAACATGTCATAGCCCGCCGCCATGACCTTCTCGATGATGGCCTCGCGCACGCTCATGGGTAATGCAGCCCCAATGACGCCTTCCCGAGAGGAGTCGCGTCATAGTCGGCCCCGGTGGGGTAGTGCTTGTCGAAGGACTCAATGTTCCACCACGACCCGTAGTTCTCCCCGTCCTCCGACAGGATGGAGACTTCGCTACCGTTGGGGATGGCGATGAAGGTCTTGCCGCCGCGCTTAAACGTCTGAAATACCTTTGTCATTGGTCTCCGAATCCTTCCTCTTGCTCCGTCGGCTCGTAGTCCTCGCTCTCTGTGAGTTCGTCGATGGCTGCATTGTTGTAGAACTCACTAACGCACTCCCAAACGCCGGGTATATCCAGCACCACACTGGTCCCGTCGCGGCGCGCGAGTTCGCGGATCATGTCGTCGAACTCGTCTTGCGGAATCTCTGTCGCAGTCTTGTATGGCGCTGGCATTAAGTCCTCCTAGCTGGCCATGTTCAAGCCGTGCTCGTCGTTCAGTTTGCACAGTGTCTCGTGTCGCACGACATTGATGAATGTCCCGTTTGGCACCTTGTTGTCCTCCTGCCACTTGAGCAGATGCCTGCGCGCGGCGTAGGTTGTGACGGGTTGAGAATCATTGTGGTCGTCGCTGAACACGCGGATCTCCCCGTCGTAGATGTAGAGCGTTTTCTGTGGTGGTTTTAGCAGCATTTCAGTCCTCCTTCTTGTGCCACTCATCGGCACCGTCCAGCCAGCCGTACTCGTTGGAGTTGCGGGCATAGTCGATGCGTTGACAGACCTCGCCGAGCGCGCAGTCGATGATCTCCGCGAGGTACTCTTTTATACCATTGTGGTCACGACCGCTGATGCGGATGTCGCGACCCGTGAACGTCGGGCGCACCGTGACGGTGTGCTCGGTCCACCCATCGTACACGCCCACATCGTCCATGTGGTGGTAGCCGAGGTGCAGCACGATCTTGGACGGCCCGCTCAGGCTGTCGTCGATCGTGGTGCCGCTGTCCACGCCGGAGCCGGACGGCAGGAATTGCCGCTCGATCCAGCGCAGCGTGGCGTGATGCTTGAGCCGCCACTCCTCGTTGCCAGACTTCTGGCAGTTGCGGATAGCCTCGCAAGTCGATGCGATCGCCTCCGCAACTGTGTAGTCCTTCGTCTTCACGATGCTTCCTCCCATATTTCCTCTACCCGCTTCACGATGTGCGGAGCCTCGCTCTGGATGAGGCGAAGCGTCCGCGTCATGGCCATATAGTCCTTTGCGGATTCGTACGTCCCGCTGGCCTCGTGGTCCTTGCGTAACTGATTGCACATCAGGATCAGGTCTTGCAGCGTCATAGCGCCCCCATCAATGCACACGTCAACAGGCCGTAGCAAAGCGCTACGAGCCCGATGCCGATGATGAACTCGCGTTGGCAATACTCACGCGCACAGGATGCACTCCCGCTGCATGAGCAGTTCGTCGTACAGCCGTTGCAGGTCGTCGCGCCGGATCAGACACACGGCCTCGCCGTCCTGCATTTTGCGTTCCTTCATCCACGCCCGCAGGTACGTCTGCGCGTCCGGCCTGCTGTCGCAGGCCAGCTCTCCGTCGTACAGCCTCAGCTTGTCAGGAGCCTTCATCGTTCCTCCATTCAGATTGCCAACCAGCGCCTCCAGACTAGGCGCGTTCCGCGCCAGTCTGAGGCGCAGCGTTGGAATGCACGGCCTTGAACAGCGGCGCGAGCTTGTGAACGACGCTGGCGCAAGCCTGCAACTCCAGAGCGGTACGCTCGATGCCGTCCGTGTCCTTCGGGTTGTCCTCGATGAACTCCTCCAGCGTCGTCTGGCGCATGGCCAAGGCCCAGTCAACCTGCCTCGCCTCGTCGTAGGTCAACTCAATCGTAATCTTCATTCGTTCCTCCAATGTCTGGACATTCGCGGTCAAAAGATTCCAACAACCGGATTCACGGTACGCGGTTCCCGCGCCCGTGATCCGTGGCGTTCGGCGTCGTTCATTGCTTCTCCTTTGTGATTGCCCGCGTATGATCCCCACGGGCGGGGTGGGCGTAACATGTTACGCTTTGGATGGCCAGAAGTGGCCAAGTGGTTGATCGAAGCGCTCGGCGCGGCACGCCGACTCCCAGCGCTCATCGTCGAGCGCCCGGAGGCACCATGCGATGTAGCGGCGCAGCTCGACGTAGGGAGCGCGCTTGATGACACGCGCCCACAGCCCGAGCAACTGGCGGCTCTTGGTGAACTCGGTGATAGACACCGGCTCGCCGCCATTCACGCTTACGGTGACGGTCTTGAGACCGCCAACGTCTTCGATCACGCGGACTTCGATCCGCGTCATGTCTTCCAGCAGGAACACGCTCATACCCTGCTCCATGCGCATCGTTCCGCGAGGTGCGCCACCCGCTTGAGCCTCCCCATCACTCATGCGTGGCGGGGATGCGATGGTTTGATGTCAGGCCGCGACGGTCTGACGGGCCGCATAGGTGGGCGCTGAGAGAATCCGCGCTCCGAACAGCCATTCCTGGATTCCCTGTCGCGCGATAGCCCTGTGGTTCTCCTCGCGCGTCGTCAGTCCACGCCGCTCCGCTGCGATCACCGCCACCAGCGCGGAGTCGTCATCCATTTCCGACAGGGCCGCGACGGCTCTCGCCGCCAACCGACGCTTGTCGGTTGTCATGGCGTTGAACTCGCCAAGCGATTCGACCATGGCCAACACCCTTGCCAACTCGTTCCGTTCCTGCTTCGCGTTCATGTCTCTCTCCCTGCGCCGTGATGCAGATAGGGCTACGGCATTGCCCGTTGTTGCGTGCGGTCAATACGCCGCACTCGTAGAGCCGATAGGCTCTGGCCATGGGGTGAGACGGCCCACCCCATGCGCCGGAGGCTACCGGATCAGCACGATGTTGACCCCGCGAGCGAGCGCGGCACGAAGCGGCCCAACCTTGCGCCCGCACTGCGGGCAGACAGCGCGGATCATATCCGCACCCACCGCAAGGCCGCGGCGGTCAACGCTCCGACGCAGCAGAATCGGCGGTGCTCGAACGTCGGCTTGCCGCCGTCGGCTGACCGCTGCACATTCCACGCCGCATAGCACGTCAGCACGCGGCCCCACTCGCCCGCCTGCACGGCGTCGTTTGCCGTGCGGTGCAGGCATTCCTGCACGGGCGCGGCAAACACGCCGAAACACGCTTCGGCCTCGTGCTCGGCGGCCAGGCCCAGCAACGCCGACAGGACGGCGTTCAGGTCGCCGTCGTCGGCCAGGTTCATGGCCCCCAACCGGAGGCCATCATCCTGCGCGGCGATCTCGTAGCCCATCGCCGCCACTTCCGCCACCTGCGCCGCGCTCGGCGCGTGGCGCGAAAACCACAATGCTGTTTTCATGTCTATCTCCTTTCGGTTCAGATTCCCAACGCCGCGAACGCGGACGCCATCGCGTCCTGCGCCAGCCCCAGCCCACGGCTTGCCTGCTCCGCCTCATGGGTTGCCCACGGGCGGACGTAGAAGCCGGAGCTTCCGACTTCCTCGGCGTCTCGGTCAGACGCCGCGCAGACGGCGAGGTCGCCGTCCGCCTTCGGCGCGGCGACGCACACCGTGCGCCACCGGCCCCGGCCCTTGTAGTGCCCGGCCCCATCGTGGGACTGGCACACGGCGGCAAGCGCCACCCGTGCCCCGCGTTCGCTGGTCCCGACGGCCAGAAACACGACGGTCTCCGACGAGTACGGGCTGTTGCCCGACGCGCCGCTCGCGGGCTTCGGGGCGTCCGGCCCCAGCCGCTCCGCAATGGCCTCCTCCGCCGCCGCCCGCTCCGCCTCGGTCACTTTCCGCGCGGCCTCGATCTTAGTCATGTTCCGATCCTCCGCCTCTAGTTGCGCATCTTATGGAGTGCGCCATCCATTGCGCCCGTACCATGGGCACTGTAGCGCCACGCATGCGTGGCAATCCCTGTTGGGACCGCATGCGTAGCGCCGGAGTGCCTATGCTCCGTTCACGATGCGTTTCGCGGTATCATCGTCCACCGTGGTCGGGTCAACGCCAGCGTCGATCATGCGCTTTGCCCGTTCAATCAGGGCTACAACGCGATGCTGATCCTGCTGGCGCGTCGCCAGTATCTTCATTGCTGCCCGTGTTGTGCACCGGAGCAGCTCGGCATGTTTTTTGGTCGTGCGTGTCCTCCTGTTCTCGGTTACATGTAACCGGACTTTCCGGCGCGGTTACATGTAACCGGGTTCTCATGCGTGAGAATGGTGGGGCAAAAAAGACACACGCACGGCAAGGTTATTGCCGTGCGTGTGAGTTGTGCGGTTCGGTGTCAGGCTGTCGCGTGTTCCTTCACGGGAGCCCACAGGGCGGCGAGCGCCGCACGCTGAGCCGGATTCGGATTGTACTTAGCTTGAATCCATGCCGTGATTTCGGCGGCGTCGAATTCCTTTGGCGGTGGCGTCTTTGCCGTCGCCTTGCGGTTTTGCTTCGTGGAATCCAAGAGGTCTTCGTACCCCTCTTCGCGCACGTAGCTAGCCCAGTAGCGTTTGAACGTCCCCTCTTTCAGCCCAGCCGCCTTGCAGGCAGCCCAAGCATCGGCGCGGCATGCCGCCAGCGTGGAGGCCGTTGCCGTCTCGCCGTCAAGGTCTGTGCATGCCGCGTCGGCAATCTCATCGAACGCAATGCCGACGGCACCATACGCACTCCCGAGATTGGCCAGCGCCACGCGCAACCCATCGACTAACGTCTTATCAACCTTCATGGCTCCTACCCTTTCAGCCGGTTACAAGTAACCAGCTTTGTTAAGGTGCGATAGGTGGGCGGGATCACTCGTCCCGCCATACCATCGTACCTTCTACTACTAGGCAGCAGGGTGGAGGCCCCCTTTCCCCATGCTCGGTAGGTCGGTGGTAGGGGGAATAGCCCAACCGGACAAGAAAACCCCTATACCTAGCATCCATAGACTGTGGAACAGTAGCAAATGTTCCACGATTGACATTGTTCCACTTAACACCGAGACTCCCAATGAAAGTGATGTGAGGTCCAAGTTGAGATAGGAGTCCCATGAAAGAAAAAAGCGGGTTGTGTGGGCGGTGCGGGGCGAATCAGGCGGTTAAAGGGCAGCGCTGGTGCCTGTCATGCAGGGCGGAGTGGATGCGAACCCATCGAAAGCGGCACTCAGAGCTGGACGACGAGGCGCGGGGGCGGGCCAACGCTCGGGCATACCTCACCACCTACGTCAGCAGGGGCAAGGTGAAGAAAGGCCCGTGCTGCGTGTGCGGATCTGATTTAGTCGAGGCCCACCACGACAACTACGACAAGCCGCTCGATGTCGTCTGGCTATGCCGAACCCACCACCTCGAACTCCATGCCACGCACGCTTGAAGGAAAAAAAGAAAAATCGTGTTGACACATGGTGGGAGAGTGTAGGATAGTGTGGCAAGGTCAGAAAGGAGTCATGCGAGACGTGCAGGTTTGGTTTCGCAGCGATGCGCGGAGAGGTATAAACGAGAACTGCTTCCCTCACCCAAACATCTTCGGGCAGTGTCACAAAAGTCCGCCAAGTCCAAAGTGGGTAAACACATTGCCGGATGACTGGTGCGGCGAGTACAGGCAGGAACAAGGAGAAGAGCAATGAAGGTACTGAAGACAGGTCATGCGTACAAGTTGGCTGGGTCCGAGGGTCCGGGCGGCGACCAGTCGCTCCGGTTCGTCGAGAAGGAAGAGAAGGACGGCAAGCTCGAACTGGTCAAGGACGGCACCACGAACGAGGAGGTGCTCATGGCGCTGATCGACCGGCTGCGCTTCCTCAACACCAAGGTTCCCGACCTGCGCAACGAGTACGCGATCGAGAATCTGGCGGCGGCGCTGACGTGGCTCCAGAGCCGGACGGCAGATCGCATGACGCGCGGCGTGGAGGGGACGAACAAGGCATGAGCACGAACATCGTCGTTATTCGCGGCAACCTGACACGCGATCCCGAGATCCGGCACACGCCGAGCGGGGTCGCCGTCGCATCCTTCGCGCTGGCCTTCAACGAGAGGCGGCGCGACAAGGTGCAGGAGACCACGGTGGACGTGGCCCACTTCTTCGACTGCAAGGCGTTTGGCAAGACCGCCGAGCTGGTCGGACAGCACCTCGCCAAGGGGGCCAACTGCATCGTGCGCGGGCGGCTGGCGCAGGAGCGGTGGGAGACCAAGGGGGGCGACAAGCGCTCCAAGGTCGTCATCCTCGCCGACGGGGTGGACTTCGTGACGCGGGGCGGCAGGGATGAGATGGATCAGCGCCCGCCGGAGGAGACTGTCGAGAAACCCAAGGACGATGACGAGAACCTGCCCTTCTGAGTTGACAGGTTCTCCCACCATCTGATACAAGGTGGCAGAATGAGCGACGAAAAGGCAGGGTGGCAGTACGAGAGCGGGGGCACCAAGGTCTCGATCTACGTCGAGAACGAGGTCCACCGAGCCGTGCAGGAGCGGGCCAGAGCCCTTGAGCGCTCGTTCTCGTGGGTAGTCAACAGGGCGTTGCGCAAGGAACTCGGACTGATTGATGAAGACAGTGGTCAACATACCTGATAGCGCGGTGGTGGCGATCATGGAGACGGCGGCTGCACAGGGCATGACGATTGCCCAGTTCATCGTGGCCTCCGCCATCCTGCAAGCCTGCCCGCTCACCGAGCGCGACGAGATGCTCCGCGAGGCTCAGGAGGGCAACCGATGATCCGACTGTCGGATCTCGAACCTATCCCTGATGGCGAGCGCATCCCCGGCGGGCCTACGCACCGCGTCAAAGCGGCGCTGGGCCTGCCGGAGCCTCCCCGCGAGGCCAAGCCAGCAGAAGCCAGCAGGCCAGCCCCGAACCAGACCGAGACCGAGGCCATGACGCTGCTCAAGTCCCTGCCCGGAGTCCTGTCGCAGGCCAAGTTCGAGGGGTATGAGTTCCGGCTCTACACCGGCATCTACACTCCGGACTGGGTGGACGAGGCCGCTCGGGTGGCCGTCGAGGTCAAGGGTAACTTCATTCGCAACAAGGACTCGCGGGTGCGGTTCAACATGGCCAAGGGCATGTATCCGGACTGGACATGGATCTGGATGCGGAAGTACAAGGGTGGGCATTGGGGGAGCCACTGGCGCATCGAGATCTATACGCCCGACATGAATCGCGAGAACGTCAAGAGGTGCCACGCATGAGTGGCGGGCTGATGACGCCGAAGGAGATTGCGGCGGAACTGGCCAAGGTCAAGCCGGACGTGGCCGGAATCCCCGAATGGGAGCGTGAGATCATCGCGCTGCACGCCATCTACACACCGATCGCACGCATCGCCAAGATGCTGTCCTACGACGAGAAGATGGTGGCCGAGGCGGTCGCCCGCTACTCGTCCTTCGTCGAGGACATCGGGGACGCGATGCGGATGAAGGTCATGCGGATGATCGTGTGGCGTTTCGCGGCCACGCAGGTCTCCGTGCTGATGGACACCGTGTCCACGAATCCGCAGACCGCCGTGAAGATGCTCTCGCAGATCCCCAAGATCCTTGACCAGCTCGCGGATGCCGAGAAGAAACTGCTGTCTGCCGAAAAGGAACACAAGGAGATCAACTTCGATGACTTCGGAAAATCGCTCGGGAAGTAGCTCGGAGGAGTTCGCGGTCGTGCTGGCCAAGGACATCAACTCCGACTACCGCGATGCGGTGGTGGTGACAGGCCCCGCATCCCTGATGCTGCGACCGACCTCGACCATCAACCAGTATCAGGACATCATTGGCAGGCTGGCGGTCGAGTCTCAGAGGGTGGATCAGGTGGACGCGATGATCCGCTTCCTGATCGGGGACATGCTGGTGCAGGGCGAGGAGATCTTTGGCGAGGACTACGCCTGCGTCTTTGGCGTCCAGATCAAGTGGGCCTACGCCACCGTCCAGAACATCATCCGGGTCTCCCGCGTGATCCCGCCGGAAATCCGCAAGATCGGGCTCTCCCACCGCTTCTACACCGACATCGCCGCCGCCGAGCTTCCCCGCGACATCATGCACGGCTTCGTGCGGCTGGCGGAAAACTACAAGGCCGAGGGCCGGTCGAAGTGGCGGCGAGACGTGCTTGAGAAGGTGCAGGAGTACAAGGTCGACGAGCTGACCAAGGATCTGCCGGAGGCCACGCGCAACAAGTTCCTCGGGCTGTGGCAGCGCGCAGGTCGTCCGCATTGGCGCATCCTCAAGCAATGGATCGACGGCACCAAGCCGGTGCCGATCGAGACCGAGACCGTCGGGCGGGCCGTGGTACGCCTCATGGACGCCAAACTACCCAAGGAGAAGTTCGTGCAGATGAGCTATGAGCAGGTGCGGGAAGCGGTGGCCGAGGCCATGTATGATCTGGCCAAGGCCGTCAGGAGCCGCCTTGTGGCGGCGGAAGGAGAGAAATGAGCGAGCAGGGTGCGGAGCAGGCGAAGAAGGTGCGCAAGCCGAAGAGCCAGACGCAGTACGTGCTTCTTGGCGTAGACGGCGATGGGGCGACGGTTCTGTTCAGCGGAAAGGCAAAGAGCGAGATCGCGGTCTGGGATATGGTCGAGGGGATGAATCTCGCGGAGGGCGAGCATCGCCTGATGCTGGCCAGCGTGCGCGGCGAGCGCATCGTCGAGGTCGCCACGAAGCGGGTCGTCACTACCAAGAAGGGTTGAACATGCGCGTCGATCTGGGTCGGGACCGCGATGAAGGAGGGCGTCCAGCCCTGATCGACGAGGCGGATTTGTTGGTCAGGCAGGTGTTGTGGATCTTGGAGGAGGGCCGCTGTTACTGCTGTGCGGCCCCGGCCACCGAGGTCGCACACCTGCTTGGCCGACGCTACCTGCGCCTGCGCTGGGATGTCGAGAAGGACGGCAACTGCCACCTGATGTGCCGCAAGTGCCACCGGCTCGATCACGACGGGCATCTTGAACCCACCTATGCGCGGACCTTCATCTCGCGCGCGGGTGCCGCCGCCATGGCGAAGCTCGTAGAACGCAGCGCGGTAGTCGCGCCGCTGACCGAGGATGACGTGTTCGAGATCGTGGAACGCCTGCGCGAGCGAGTGGAGAATCCCTATGCGACACGGTGACAGCAATGTGATCGCCCGCAACGGAATGATGATGCGGGTATGGGTGATCGAGCGCTGCAACTGCGAGGATCTAATCTACGGAACGGCCTCGATGCGCTCATACGACGAGCGGATGCGCCGCGAGGTGCTGCGGCAGCGCGGCTTCGATCCGCACCGCCCGATCGAGCATGAGCGCCTTGGGTGCGGCAGCGTCCTCTACTCGCAGGTGATCGCGCTATAGGAGCCGGATGGTCTTCATATTCTACACCGAGGACGGCGAGTTCAGGTTGGAGTACGCCGACTACCTCAAGCGGCCCGAGTTGATGGCGCGGATCGGCGACGACTCGCGCATCCTCGTCAACCTCGGGCTGCGCATCCTGTCGTTCGACCGGCGCTGGCTGGCGGAGCATGCCAACCAGAGGCGCTTCGTCGAGCACATGCAGCACGAGCGCGAGCAGAACCCTCTGCGCTTCTTCCTGCCGCATTGCGCCAACCATGCGGACTTCGTCACCCCGTCCCACCTCTTCATCAACGACAACGCCAACATCTACACGGCCATCACCTGCGGCAACCGCTACGGCAAGACGACCCTCCTGTGGGTGAAGATGCTCCTGCGCTGGGGACTGATCCAGACCGACCCGAACTGGGAGGTCTTCAAGGAGCATGGCGTCCGCTATCAGGAGTACCTCGGCCCGCGCGAGGTGGCGCTGGTCTCGTACCTATGGGATAATCACCGCGAGACGCTGTGGCCGAAGGTGGTGAAGATGTGGACGCCGAAGAGCATCCTCGGCGACTACATCAACTGGAATGTGCCGCTGAAGACGCAGGGCGAGACGCTGCGACTCGGGGATGGCCTCTCCCTCACGCTCAAGGCATGCGCCCAGCCGCAGGCGGCGTTCGAGTCCGGCGCGTTCGACGGGATGGGATGGGATGAGCAGGGGGTTGAGGCGAAGTTCGACGGCGCGAACGCCCGCCTGAAGACGCGCCGCAAGTGGTACAAGGACCGCGATGGCATCGAGCGCATCTCGCGCGGCTTCCATGTCTCAGCCATGACGCCGCACAAGGTCGAGGGCCGTCCCGACACTGGCTCAGGAACGTGGATTCACCGCATGGCGACCGGCGAGGAGACGCGCGGTATCTCGTCGCGCTTCTATTCCGGAGACCTCATCAAGGACGTGCCTGACTGGATCTACGCCGAGCGCCAGAAGGCCATCGACCTGCGCGAGCTGGACGAGGCCGAGCAACGTCTAGACCGCAAGCGCGTACGCCAGATTAGAGCGCGTCTCTTCGGGGAGTGGGAGTCCTCCACGGGTGCCGTATTTGACGAGTACGACGAGGATGTCCATGTCATTGACGACATCGACATCCCGTCAGATTGGTGCGCCATCCGTGGCTGGGATCATGGCCGAACCAATCCAACCGCCGCCGTGAGCGTCGCCATCACGCCGAATCAGGACTACGTGATCTTCCGCGACTACATCGGGGCCGGTCAGGTGATCTCGGCCAACGTACAGGAGGTCGTGCGCCGCGCTGGCAACACGCTGGAGCAGATGCCGGACCTCGACCTGCGCACCCAGATCGTGCGCCGCTGGCGCGAGCAGTACCTCAACGAGCAGTACATTTGCGACATCCTAGACGGCCACACGTTCAAGACTCCTGACAATGCCACTCGCCTCACGGTTGGCGAGTTGTATCGGGCGAGCGGGCTCTCGAAGGTGCGGGCGGCGATCATCGGCGACGAGTCCCCCGGCATCATGCTCATCAAGGAGCTTCTCAGGATCAATCCGGAGCGCGTGCATATCCAGTCCGGGCGCAAGGGAGCGCCGCGCCTGTACGTCTTCCGCTCGTGCAAGCACACGCGCCGCGCCTTCCTCGAATACGCCAACAAGCCGCAGCGCGACGAATCCGGAAATCCGTCCGAACGCCCGCAGGACAAGAAGAACCACCTGCCGGACGCCCTGCGCTACGCGATCGAGATGCGAGTCCCTTACATGCCGGAGTGTACGTTCAGGCCAAGCACCCAAGGAGCAAGCAATGCCAAGACCAAGAAGCCGCGAGGATACACCCTCCCAGAAGACCGACGCGATCCAGTACGGGACGCCGGGGTCCGGCGAGACCGCTACACCGGATACCCATTTTGAGAACCGCATCCAACGCCTGCTGGGGCGCTGGATGCTTGGGAAGAAGTGCCGCAAGGAGCACGTCGCGGACGACGACGGCAGCGTGGCGCTGTACCTGCCGGACAAAACCCTTGACTCGTCGAACTGGGTGTCTATCCTGATGGTGTCGCGTGGATGCCGCATTATCACGCCGGAAGACCTTGCGGAAATGCGGAAAAACCATCACGTCCTCATGCGGTGGCCCGAGCACGGGGCCGTCAGGACGCGCTTCATGCACCAAGTCGCCCCGCTGTTGTGGGTGGCGAACGAGGTGCTGATGGAGGATGGCGGCGTCCACCTCATTGACCCGTACGTGATCCTCCAGCCGAAAGGATAGGGGAGCCATGGCCAAGAAGAGCATCGAGTCCGCGAGCGAAGCGATCGACAAGTTCCTAGAGCACGCCGACAAGGAGTACCAGCGGTACAAGCAGGACCGCGAGGATCAGGAGATCGACCGCGACGCCGAAGTGGCGGACGCGATGTTGCGGTGCTTCCGCAACTCGGAGATCGCGACGATCGAGAAGGAAGCGGCCAGCGGCCAGCCGTCCACGGAGGCGACGACCGCAGACGTGGCCTCGGTGCGTTACCTGCGCCTCGTCAACCAGAAGAACGCGCAGATGGATGCGGCCCTGCATGCCGCCGAGGTGCCATTCAGCTACAAGCCAATCTCCAACCCAGAGGTCTTCCGCAGCGCGCAGGAGGCGTCCGATCAGGCCGCGATCCACAACACGCTGGCCCGCTACACTTGGAACATGGATGCCGTTCCAGAGAAGCTCTACGAGGCCGGGGTCTCGTGGTTCGCGCGCGGGTACACCTGCTTCCAGATGTTGTGGAATCAGGACCGGAGGCGCGTCAAGCTCTTCGACCTTGAGACCAAGAAGAAGGTGTGGAAAGAGGTCGTCGTCCACCAGTTCCCGTCCGTCAAGGAGCTTGGCTTCGACAACGTCTATGCCGACCTCATGGGCGGGCCGATCAACCTTCAGGACTGCGTCGTGGTGCTCACGCGCACGTCGTGGAAGGAGATCTGGAAGGCGAAGCGCCTGAAGTGGTTTGACGCGGCGGTCGTTGACGAGATGGCCAAGGAGAAGGACAAGTATCGCTGGGATGGCAGCGAAGGCTCTGACATGATCGAGGCTGAAGCCGAGAACGAGGGCAAGCAGGCCCCGAACCTCGGCGAGTCCGGCTCCGTGCTGCAATGGGACATCTACGCTTGGGTGCCGATCAAGGGCACCGAGTGGGATGAGGAGGCCGAGTACGAGCTGCACTGGATGACGGCGCTCGGCAATACCCTGAGCAAGTCCAACTGCAAGGTGGTGCGCCTCGAAACCGACTTTGACCCGGACGGTGAGATCCCGCTCTACTTCGGCAACGTGCTTCCGGACAACCGCGAGCGGCTCTACCACCGCACCTACGCGCAGGCCGTGCGCCCGCTCTACGCGATGGAGTGTACCCTCTGGTCGCAGACCTTCGACAACAACCATGGCGTCAATGAGCCCCCGATCGCGTTTGACTCGACGCAGTTCAACGTCAAGCCGTCCAGCATGCGGTTCTGTCGCGGCCAGAAGTGGGACATCCGCGCGCCACGGGACAGCGTCGTCGAGTTCCCGGTGCGGTCCACGCTCGGCGAGAACCTGCCCCTGATCGAGCGACTCCAGACCGAGCAGGAGACCCTGTTCGCGTCCAACACGAACCAGATGGGTCAGGGCTTCGGCGGGAGGATGGCGGCGACCGAGAACATCAACATCAACCGCCAGAGCCAGATGCCGAACGTCGCTGAGCTGCGCTACGTGGTGGGCGGCTTCTTGAAGTGGTACGGGCGCAAGGTGAAGTCGTACTGGCAGGGCTTCGCGCCTGACGAGCAGATCAAGGCGATCGCTGACGAGTCTCTCTCGCATGCGGTCTACATCAGCGAAGTGCAGGGAGACGAGAAGCTGCCAGCCGGAATCCCGCTCTATGGCGATTTCGACGTGGAGCTGACGGTGCTCGACGAGTACATCGAGGACTTTGTGCAGGCCAGCCAAGAGCTTGCGCTACTCCAGACCGTGAGTACGAATCAGGCCCTCCAGCGCAGCGAGACGCACAAGGTCGATCTCGGGTACTGGCTGCGTGACTTCTTCCGCCGCCGCCGCATCCGCAACGCAGACCGCATCGTACTCCCGGCTGGTGAGTCGGACGCGCAACTGCGCCAGCGCGATGAGCTGCGGCAGATGCTCGACACCGGCAAGTACATCGACATCAGCGATGGCGAGGATGATGCCGCCCACATCGGGGAGTGCGAGGCCGAGATCATGCGCTGGTCGCCGACGCTCAGGCTCAAGCCGGACGAGCTGGATGAGGGACAGCAGGCCACGCGCTCGGTCATCGAGGCGTACATCACGCAGCTCGTGATCCCGCATCGAGACGCCCACAAGGCCCGCCTGTCGCAGCGCGAGCAGCAGTTGTCGAGCGGGGCAACCCCAGCCGCTCCCGGCGGCGGGACTCCCGGCATGGCGGCGGGTGGCGTACCGGCGGCGGCGCTCGGGGAGGCGCTTGGGGGATGACGAATCACGAACTGGCGAGGCTGTTGGAGAGCGACCGCATGGCGCGCTTCTGGGAGGCCGTGGCGGTGATCGAGCAGCGCCACAAGGGGCCGCTGCGCCGCACGAAAGATCCGGCATGGTTCGTGGTCGATGACGTGTTCGAGGACTTGCGGGCGATTCCGCGCCGCCTGCTTGAAGAAAAAACTATTGACGCGGAAAACAAACCGCAGTAGAACGGAGGCACAAGATGGCTGATCGAGCAGATGCGGACCCCTCTGGGGCGACCGCGACGCAACCAGCCGACACCGGCGACGACGATCGCACCCCGACCGGGGAGACCGACGACGCCACGCTTCAGGAACGTCTCGCACAGGCCGAGGCGTACATCCAAGAACTCAAGGGCAATCAGGGAAGCCTGCTCCAGAAGCTCGAAACCGCCGCGACGCGCGTGGTCGAGCTTGAGGGGCGAGTCGGAGAGCAGCGCGACATTCTTGCCGCGCGCGAACCCGAGAAGGCGAGCGAGCCTGACCCGTGGGCGCTGGATGACGCGAGGCGCGAGGAGTTCCAGAACGCACCCGACAAGATCGTCGAGTTCACTCAGCGCAACTTGCGCCGCGAACTGCAAGGTCTCGTCACGCAGATCGCCGACGTGCTGGACAAGCGCGACGGCTCGATCGCTGGCAAGATTGGACAGATCGAAGGTCTACTCAAGTCGCGCGACCCGGAGCGGCAGGCATACAAGACCGCCGTCGAAGAGTTGCGCAAGGACGAAGCGCTGGCTGACCTCCCCGAGGAGAAGCTCATCGCAATCGCGAAGAAGACAGGCATGAAGCCGGACTACGAGTTCAGCGGAGGGCCGGGAAGGCCGGTCCAGACCGCCACGAGATCGAAGGGCGGCGACCAGCGGCCCGAGGCGGACATCTTCGCGGGGTTCATGGGCATCTACGGTGATGAGGCGCGGGCCAAGAAGGCGACCGCGAACTACCTCAAGAAGCAGGGGAGGGGCTGAGATGAGCGAGCAGACGACGCCGGTTGAAGAGCGGGTTGCGGAACCGAAGGCGGTGGTGACGAAGGATCGTGGGCATGTGTCGAAGCGCAAGGAGATCTCCAAGCGGTTCGACCTTGAGTCCCCCGGCTACGTCCACCTGTGGATGGATTCGGCGACTCCGGTTGAAGAGCTGGAGATGGCCGGATACCAGAAGGCCAAGTGGCCGGAAGGGAAGAGCACGCCTGAGTCGCTGCGTGGCAAGGTCGTCCAAGTCAAGAAGGACATCCTCTGCCGCGTGCCAAAGGATGTGTTCAACGCGGAGCGCAAGCGCGGCGAGGATCTGTCGCGCACGTTGGTTGAGCAGTCGATGCGCGGGAAGGATGACGAGGATCTCAAGTTCACGCCGCGCAATCTCGTGAGGAAGCCGAAGGACGCGCGGGACATAGGAAAGCCCGCCAACTAGGGAGGAAGTAGTCATGGCCAAGACCTATCTTGAGTTCGTCAGTCAGACCCGCATTGTGTCGGGCGGCGGGCCGGTGACGCGAGAGCGTTACTCGGGCGACAACGCGCAGACATGGAAGGCTGGGCAGCTCGTGAAGCTCGCCAGCGGCGTCGTGACGGAGGCGTTGGACAACGCGACGGCGGCGACGGTGGATACCGACGACATTCCGGACGGGACCATCCTGTTCCTCGCGCTCGAAGACGTGGATGTGGCGACCTCGGACAAGGTCAAGGTGCAGCGCATCCTGTCCTCGACGATCCTCGAAGGTCCACTCCTGACTGGTGCCTCGACGACCGCGCCCGCAACGGCGACCGAGTCGATCATCGGGACCGAGTACGCTCTCTGGCAGAGCCAGTCGGCAGCCGCCTCGGGCTATCGCGCCGCCTACCCAGCCGGATGGATCGCGGTTGACAAGAACAACACCACGAAGGCGTGCGCCACGATCGTTGACGTGGAAGGCAACTGGAATCCCGTCAAGGACCCGAATGTGGACCTCGATGCGCTGGGCGAGCAGTATGCCCGCGTGCGCTTCAAGATCGCGGGTGTTTCGGACGCCTAACCTGAACTGAACAAGAAGGAGAAGACACCATGGCTCTGCTCGCACGATCCGCATCAGCCGCTACCGCGACCCCTCCGACGGGGTCCGATATGCGCAGTCAGTCCGACCTGACCAATCTCATCAACCAGTACTACGACGAACTGATTGACGAGATCAACGGCATGATTAACACGTCGCAGTTGATGGGCTTTTTCCGCGAGGAAAGCCAGCTCAACGACGTGCATGTCGTCAAGACCCGCGTGAAGGGCAACTCGGTCGCTTCCGTCAACGAAGACGGCGACGACCTGCCGTTCATCTCGTGGGGTCAGGGTTGGGACTACAACTTCTACACGCTGCCCTACCGGGTTGCCGTGAAGCACCAGCGCCGCCTGACCGAGGTCAACAACTTCGGCTCGATCGCCGAAGAGGGCGACGAGATGCGCGACGCCTTCAACCGCACGCTGTACTACCAGTTGGCGGACGTGTTCAATCGCGGCATCCAGCCGACGAACGCGCCCTTCATCTGCCCGGACGGCATGTATCTCGTGGACACCGACCGTCCGAATCCGGTGGTTGGCGTGCCGACGTGGGACAACGAGGAGACCAGCGGCTCCCTGACGGAAGACATGCTCTTCGATGTTCAGGTCAATGCCTCGCTCATGCGCGCTCACAATGGCGACCTGATGCCGCTCACGATCAAGAAGTTCCTGATCCCGCCGACCTACGAGCGCGTGGCGTGGCGGCTGCGGGAGACCTCGCAGACCGTCGGCACGGCCATGAATGACGCGAACTGGGCGAAGGGCCGCTTCAACTACGAAGTGGTGCCCGAGTTCACCGTGAACAACATCTTCTTCGTCATGGGCGACACCAAGGCCAAGACGAACGGGTTGCAGTTCCGGTGGGCGATCCGGCCTTCGATCGCGGACATCAACTTCGTCGATCCGGACGTGATGGGCAAGCGCCTGCGCGCCCGCTTCGGCATCGGGTGCCTCGACCCCCGCGCGACGTGGCGCGGTGCGCGGCTCGCGGCCCTGACGTAAGATCGCCAGCACCCAGAGTCCGGCGGAGCGACCCCCTGCACCGCCCGCCGGACTCTCCTTTTCACGAGTGATGCAGAGAGCAGTTCACAGGGAGACCTCGCCATGAGCGAAGACAAGAAGACCGAGAAGAAGACCGAGAAGAGCGATCTGGCCGAAAAGCTGGAGCGCCTCGAAAAGATCGTGTTCTACATCGTCCGCACGCTGGAGCGCTTCTTCGGACGCGACTTCAACTTGGATGGCAAGATCGGCATCGTGCTGCTGGCGTTCCTGCTGGTCGCCGGTGGCGCTATGGCCGCTGATCCGGTCGTCACATGGACCGGAGACTCGTTGGCGTTGGTGTCGATTCTTGACGACGGCACGCTCAAGACGGTGTCGTCAACCGGGGTCACGAACATCTACCCGACGAATATCGGCGTGACGACGGCGACATTCACCCCGCAGACCACAACGGCGATCGCCACCGTAACTCCGCAGTCGGCGACGATCAGCGCGACAGTGACGAAGGACACGGCGTCTTTTGGAACCAGCCTCTCGCAGGATACCGCCAACTTCGGAACGGCTGTGTCTCAGGATGTCGCGACGTTTGGCACGGGGTTGACCCTCGACACAACGACGCTCACCTACCTGAGTGAGACTGATGTGACGAATACCATGGTGATTGTCACGAACGCCTACTTGGCGACGGCCAGCGGCGTGACAAACGTGTATCTCGCCACGGCGGCGGCAGTCACCAACACGTATCTGGCGACCGCCAGTGGAGTGACCAATGTCTACGCAACGGTGGTTGCGCTGACCAACGTCGCCAGCACGACGGCCACGGTCGCGACGAATGGCTCCGTAGCCCTTGAGTAAAGGAGGTCGTTCATGAAGCGACTCCTCCTGATCGCCTGCATCGTAGCCGCATGCTCGCATGCGTGGGGCGGCGGCTACGATCTGCGGAAGTTCTCGGTGACTGGCGTCGTGACGACGACCGTCGAGACGGCGGCATCCGAGACCGCCGTCACAGGGAAGCCGCTGGTCTTCTCGTTCTTGGGCGGAACCAACATGACGGTGGTGCTCAGGACGGTGTCGGGCATCGGGCTGTCGCAGACGGCCCGCACGCTGGTCGCAGCCACCAACGCCATGTCCGTCTACCGCGTGCTGCCCGAGAGCGACATCCAGTACCTCTACAACGACAAGCTGGAGATGGCGGTATACTCGGCTGAAGCCGGAGAGACGAACGCCGAGGCGCTAGTCGGCTCCGGATTTCTGCTGATCGAGAAGCCATGAACCTCGGCCTAGCCGACCTGTTTGATGACGTACGCCGCAAGGCGGGGATTTCGGACAGCCCCGCCTCGCAGCGTGCTTTCATGCGAGCGCTGCTCTCGACACTCGGCGAGGTCAATCCTCGCTGGGGGACTGAGTACGCGCCGGACAGCGAGGACGCGCCGGACGGCAGCATCACCATCGAGTCCTACCAGTACGCCGCCATCGTTCACGGGATTCGGTTCTACCTTCAGCAGTCAGGCGCGTGGGCCATGGACACGGATGCCGAAGCGTGGGAAAAGTTCGACATGCACACCCGGAGGGCGATAGGATCGGCCATAGCGGATGACGACGAGTTCCTGACGCGGAACTCCGTCCCCGACGACGAATAGGAGGCCCATCCATGCCGCAGGGTATCTTCGACCCGGAACTTCTGCTCGCCTACGAGAAGGCGCAACTGGCGGTCGATCAAGGCGTGGGCCTCAACAGCGACGGCCAGATCGAACTGCGCTGGCCAATCCCGCCGCAAGCCTCCGAGGAACTCAAGGCGTGGGTCGAATCCAAGCGCCGCACGATCAAGAAGTTCACCGTCGAGGGGCGCGACTTCTCTGATACGTGGCGCACCTACAAGGTTGAGATCAGCGGGATCGAGGCAGTAGACCGCAACCGCTCGGTACTCCTGCGCCACACCCTGCGCAAGGGCTACATCACGACCCTGCTGTCCGGCGCGAGCATCGACTGGACTGAGGCGCGCTGGTCGCCGCTCGGCTCCACGATGTCCCCCGGCAACGCATCCACGGCAGGCGTGACCAATTCCGGATCTGACGATCCTGCAAAGCTCATCGCGGTGGAGTTTCGCAACATAGCCCCCGAGAGGGCGGCGTCGGTATGCGCAGAGTTCTCCACTGGAGATTACTCGAATGTCGTCGTTGAGGACGTTGCCGTCACCGGGACATGGCACCGGATCATGCAGTCGTGGCGCAAGGAAGACGACGGATCGGCGACCGTCACCGTCTATCTCGGGCAGCCGCAGTTCACGCTTCAGTCGTTTGCGAACCTGAATCTCGTCACCTCCGAGGACATCTACTACCTCTGGGGGATTCCAAAGGCTCTCGCGCAGGACATCATCACGGCATGGAAGACGACCGGATCTGAAGAGCAGCTCGCGGGCAGGTCTGCCAGCGCATCCTTCAGCGCCGACTCCGCGCTGGTGAACCTGATCCTGTCGGCCAAGGGGAATCCACTTGCTAACCTCACGACCGACCCGATGCGTGTCCACTGCGACACGGTCGAGGTTCATCACTACGCATGGGGCTATACCGAGGAGCAGCTCGAAACATTTTTGGCGGCTCACGGCGGAGAGAACGACCATGCCGGTGACGAGGCTGGAGTTGATGGACAGCAGACCCCGCTGAGTTGGTCGGGGCGCTCTCGGGAGATCAAGGTCTCGCAGCGCGGGGATGGGTTCTTCGATGCCATCGTGATCGAGACCTACACCGAGTACGACGCCGACACCCACGTCTTCACGCTCGACGCATGGACCGGAAATGCCATCGAGAGGACGCTGGAGTGGGGCTGGCTGGTGCCGATGTCGCGCCTTGAAACCGTCAAGGCGTCATTCGAGACCACGACATACAAGGGCGTCGGGCTGGCTGCCAACATCCGCATCGACCGCAACGACGACAACTGCACCTTCAACTACCTCGCCGAACGCACCAAGGAAGAGCCGCAGAACGCGCAACTGGTGTTTGGCTCAGGCAATAGCACCGGAGTTGCGACGAGCGTCCGTTCCGCAAGGGGCCAGACCTCGACCGCCCTGAAGGGCCTTCAGGAGACCATCACCGGGCGAGAGCGGATTGATGCCGACCTGAAGATTGAAGACAACGGGACGGCAACGGCGACCATCGTCAAGCGCACCGTGCAGGCCCCACAGAAGAAGGTGGACTCCGGAGCCGACGGGGTTGTGTCCGAGGCGAGTGCTGGCAGGAACGTGGACTCCGCCCACCTGCTGCACGTCCTTCAAAGCGCGGCCCGCAAGCGCGTCAACATCGACATCAGCGGCAATGACGACGGGACGTTCGACTACTCGTGCAGCGCCGTGACCGTAAAGGAGACACAGGGCAGCGTGTCGTCCGGCTCTGGCGGAATTGTGGCGGAGGCATCCAGCGGCAAGAATGTGGACTGGGGGAACCTCACCTACCTGTTGCAAAGCGCGGCCAGAAAGCGCGTCAACCTGCAACTGAGCGGCAACGATGATGGCACGTTCGACTACTCGTGCAGCTCGCAGACCGTCGTATCAGGAACCGATTCCGCGAACGTCAGCGGCACGGGTGTCCTGATCGAGACCATAGCGGGGCGCAACCGCGATGCCGGAACCGCCGCAGACGTGTTGACGCTCGTCAAGGGGCAGCGCGCCAGCGTCAACCTAGACCTCAACGACGACGGCACGATCAACTTCAGCGCGACCAAGGTCACTCCGGTCACGACGCTTCTCTCGGGCGTCGGCGTCACGCGAACCGACACCGAGGGGGTCACGTTCAAGGTATGGCGCGGCGTCAACGCGAAGGATAGCGACTTCACGACGGCCCTCTCCGCCGCAAAGGCCGGTGCCCGCAAGGCCCATCAGATCACGTACAACCCGAACGACGAGGGCGGGATCGACTATCTGATCGTCGAGACCGAGGATTCCAACGCCACCTGCAACCTGTTCCTTCCGGCCCCGTCAGCAGGGCACGATGTGTCGGTGTCGAGCGGGTACGCCGCCACGAACGCGGAGCTGACCGCCCTTGTCGCCATGTACAGCGGGGCCGCGAGGCGGCGCGTCGAAGTTAATATCGACCCGCGCGCAGACGGCACGTTTCGCTATGTCATGATGCGGCGCGACGTGAAGGCCAATACAGCAACCGTCTCCATGGGCGAGAAGTACGCGCCGGTATCGCTTGTCGTCGGGACGGACCAAGACAAGATGCCAGCGATAACCCCTCCCGGCTTTGGCGAAGTTGTCGATGTCGATGTGCGTCCGAACGACGACAAGACCTTCACGTACTCAGTGCGCCGTCGCGCCAAGCAGAAGTTCGAGAAGTTCGGGACCGGCGGCACCTACAGCCAGCGCGAGACCGTGACCGACGCGACCGCAGACTCAACGACCGATCTCTCGCATCAGCCGACGCCCGGAGTCAGCTACGAGCTGCTGCTTGAAGTCAATGCGGACGGCACCTACGAATGGAAGCGCATCAAGACTGAGCGCGTTGCGATGATTCAGTCCTTCGCGATGTCGAAGCGCGATCCGTGGTACGAGCGGGCCGGGATCACGAAGACCGCAACCGCCTTTGATGGATGCCAGCTCGACGCCTTCCCGCAGCCAGCGTCCGACTATTGGGAGTACGAATCGTTTGTGCTCAATGCGGATGGGACGTGCAGCGGCGTGCTCGTGAGTTACACCTATGCCTTCCAGAAGTCAGACTGGGAATGGGTCGTCGGAATCCACACAGCCTTTGAATGGAAGTACCACACCGCCGCAGACGGATCGGTCTGGCGCAGGCGAACCATCTACAGGATGAACTACTCGTCCACGTATCGCGGCGACCTGATTCTCGCCACCATGGCCGGTTGCGACACGCGGTACATGGACCTCTCCACGTCAGAGCGCTACGGCAGGGTGATCCACACCAGCCGCGTTGGGTTCTTGGTTGGCGAGACGCCTTGGGAGAAGAAGGTGGACGCCCCGCAGATAACGTGAGCGAGTCCTCATGAGTCTTGACAAACAGAAGGGCGATGTCGCCGCACAGATGGATGCGATGGCCGAGAAGGCGCGCAACATGGCGAACAGCGAGCATCGCGGCCCGCAGGGCAAGGTCTCGTCGCGCAACTTCGGCGAGCGCTCGTCGGTCTCCGAGGAGTTCAGGACCGGAGAAGACCATCGTGGATCGCAGGGAAAGATGAGTTCGCGGTCCTTTTCCGTACGCGGCCCTCCCGGCAAGAGTTTCCGCGAGACACGCTCGACCGGCAGCAGGGCGGAGCGCGAGAAGAACACCAAGGAGGCGTGGGCCAAGGCGAACGAGAGCGCGCTTGAAGTCAGGCTGAAGGACATCGAGAACCAGCTCGCAGGCGGCGGTGTTGTTGGGTTTGCTGGCGTGAAGGCGCGGGCAGAAGAAAGCGCTGGGTACTTTACCGGAAATGCTTGGGTAAACGGAACGCGGTATACAGGATTGAACTCCCACCCGGATCGCATGTGGGTGCGAGTCAATGTTGCCAATATAGGAACCGGGAATCCCGTGTGCGAGGAGGTGTCTGACCCGCCTCCCGTGGTGGATGGTGCGTACGTTGCGCTTGAGTATGTAGAGTACTACCTGAAGGTAGCGACCTATGGCGATATTCATCTTACTCGCGGCCTGTAGTCTGTTTGCGACGGCAGCGAAGGCAGACTGGACGACGAACGCATGGAGTATGCCGCGTTACTCCGGAGGTGTCACAGTATCCGGAGATGACGTATGGGCTGACCACGCCACGACCATTACGACGCAACTGCCCGACGGGACTTCAACCAACTACTCGACAACATATTACATCGACATCACGCATCCGCGCCTATACCCGGATCAGGACATTATCCTCGGTGCCGCTATTAATGCTGCCGAGATACGGGCGAAGGAGGCGATTGATGCCATTGCCGAGAGGTGGAGATACACGATCTGTCCATTCCCTACATACACGTCGCGCTTCGACTCGATCAGTGGAATGGCTATATCCAACGAGCAATACATCGCCCGCTTCTACCGCTATGAGCGAGACAATTTGGTGGAGGCAAAACGGCTTCTTGGGATTCTGGTTCAAACGTATCTCGATCTCAACTACTACAACACGTCCAGCCCGTTTTCTGGCGAAGCCAATGTACTTCAGGGAATTACCAGCTCGGTGTTCGATGATACATGGATTCGCATGACCCCAGAGGAGGCGGCTCGCAAGGCTGGTGCCCCAACCAATTACTTCGAGTACACGCCATACCGCAACCTCGATGGGTATCATCCCGGCTATCCGCGCGAGATGGAGGTGTCTTGGGTGCTCTCGGGAGGATCGCAAGGAGAGATCGTGACGAATACAGTCCAAGACCCATATGGTGCCGAGCACGAGATTTCTGGCACGAGCGGACAGGTAGTCTCGAAGCTGTGCCAGAGCACCAATATTGCGGACTCTTACACCAGTGCCGATTATGGGTGGAAGCATTTTCGCGCCATTATCGAGCAGTGTCAGGCTGTTGGATACGATCGAGCATCATCGGCTCTGGTGACGGGACAGGCAGAGGCGTGCCCGACGGCGATTGGAACGCCTCACTATGGCATGGGTGCCGCCGCTGATTGCACAGACGCTTACCTTGACGCGCTCGCAGCTATGACGACGGATTGCTTTCCGGGTTTGGTTGGACAGTCTGGCAATGGCTTTGCTGACGAAACGTATCTAATCCACAACTGTCCGGCCACCGGAGTTCAGCCAATAACATGCGTCGCCAGTGGGTGTGTCAACGCAACAACGTGCGTGATTTACAACGACGACGTATTTGTCGAGCAGTACATTCTTGGACACTCGTCAAACGGCTCAAACTGCGTAGACCTTGCTGGCTTTCCGCTTGAAACGTGGGATCTACAGTTTTTGGACTTCACACCGCCGACTTCGCTGTTTGCTTATGGCGGGCTTTGCGACATCAGCGGGGATCAGCGCGGATTCGTGCTTGGTTACGCCGCAACAACATACCGCTCTGGCCAGTTCTGCGACGGAGACAATCTGTGTGATTACGACTTTGCGTTCGTTGTCTATCCTCAGCTTGACTTCAGCGACTCATCCACGACATCGACTGACACGACGACCACAACCACGAGCATGACAACCACATCTACCACAACAACTACCGCTCCGTGATTCCTGTTGAAAACCACGGCGAGACATGGCAACGTACCCGCAGATGGAGGCCGCATGAAGACGCTTGTAGCAGTCCTGTTTTTCTCGCTCGCATGCGTGGCGGCGTTCGCCTACGAGGATGACTCCCCGTCAACCTACATCACCGGCTATGTCTACGTGGACAAGGACGACACGTCGGACATGGGAGACACCGGCCTCGACGCCTCGACCTCCTACATGTGCATCCCCGTTTCTTCCGTTCCATTCACCACTGAGGCGCTGGCGGACGCCACCACTGGCAACTGGCGGCAGATGGTGTGGGCGCTGGCCAAGGAGGCGTTCGACGAGTACACGCAGCTCCCCATAAAGCCAATCAACTTCACGGCGGCTCAGAACGTGTACCCCGGCGAGTCGAACAACGTGCGGGTGGCGATCACCCTCGCCCTCGATCTGGACCTACTGACTGGCGTTGCCATTCCCGAGACCACGAGCACCACCACGAGCAGCACGACATCCAGCACATCGACGACCGTCACCACGACGACCAGCAGTACGACGACGACATCCACCACGTCAACGACGAGCACGACCTCGACGACATTCACCACCACCACGACCACTACGACAACCACGAGCACCACCACCGCGCCACTGGTCTGGTCCGAGGAGTTCGACTACGGGGATGGCCTCCTGTCGGCTCAGTCCGACGGGGCGTGGGAGTTCTACGATGGCGCAGCGAACGAGGTCTACGCGGAC